TGCCGCGGCCAAGGATTCGCGTTAGCAACATTTTTGGCACGGTTACGGCCATCATCCTCAGCCTGCCGGTTGGCTTAGAAGGCGCCAAGGTAACGCGCATCCGCACGCTGGCCAAGTATCTCGATGCGGCTAATTTCCCGGTCAGTGGTGATGTGCTGCTGCTGGAAGATGGCGACATCCTGTTGCTGGAAGATGGTGGCCATTTCTTGCTGGAACCAACCAATCCAACAGAAGATACCAGCGCCGAGTTTCCGCGAGAGATTTATTACATCGACCGCAAAAGCGCAGAAAACCGCAACCTCGTTGAATTTGAACTTGCCGCCAGCTTTGACCTTGCTGGTGTGCGGGCACCCAAACGGCAGTGCATCGCCAACCTGTGCCCATGGACCTACCGCTCCGCTGAGTGCGGCTACACCGGCACCAACTATTTTGATGCTGCAGACCAGTCGGTGCTGAGTGCCAGCGGTGACGTATGCGGCAAGCGGCTCAATAGCTGCCACCTGCGGTTCGGGCAGAATGCTGAACTACCGTTTGGTGGCTTCCCTGGCGTTGGTACAGTCAGCGGATGACAATGACCTGGCGCGACGCAGCACTAGAGCACGCCAAGGCGGAACAACCCCGCGAGGCCTGTGGGTTGCTGGTGGTCATCAAAGGCCGCGAGCACTACATCCCCTGTCGCAATCAAGCGGCAACACCAGACCAGATGTTTGTGCTGTCAACTGAGGATTACGCCGCAGCCGAGGATCAAGGAGAGGTGTTGGCCATTGTCCACAGCCACCCAAGTACACCACCGCAGCCATCACCAGCAGACCGCGCCGCATGTGAAGCCAGCGGCTTGCCTTGGTATATCGTCAACCCCAACCTAGAAACCTGGGGCGAATGCAAGCCATGCGGATACAAGGCACCACTGATTGGCCGCGAGTGGGTGTGGGCGGTGCATGACTGCTGGACGCTGGTTCGTGACTGGTACGCCGAGCAGGGCATCAAGCTACGCGACTGGGAGCGCTGCACCAACCCAGAAGACTTTCAGGCCAAGCCGTATTTTGATGATTGCTGGAAGGCGACGGGCTTCCGTGAGTTGCTGCCTGATGAAGAACTAGAAAAGGGTGACCTGCTGTTCATGAGCATCAGCAGCCCTGGCCTGAACCATTGCGCCGTGTACCTAGGCGATCAGATGGTGTTGCATCATATGCAGAGTCGCTTGAGTAGCCGTGACCTTTACGGCGGGTGGCTACTAAAATGCACAGGAAGGAGGTTGCGTCATGCTGCGTAAGATCAAGCTGTACGGCGCCCTCGCTAAGTTTGTCGGCCATCGGGTGCTAGAGGCAGATGTTGCCACTGCCGCTGAAGCCGTCCGTTTTCTAGTGACCAACTGGCCTGAGCTCGAAGGCCACATGGCGCAGCAGTATTACCGCGTCCACACCGCTGGCGAAGACCTGACGCTGGATGATGTCCACAACCCAATGGGCCGCGAGATTCAGATTGTGCCCGTGATGGCGGGCGCTGGTGCCATTGGGCGGATTTTGCTGGGCATTGCGTTGATTGCAGTTGCTTCTGTGGTCACCTTCGGCACGGCCGGCGGTTTATTTGCCGCTGGCGCACTTAATGCCGCAGTTTTTGGCTTAGGTGCTTCCTTGGTTTTGGGCGGTATCGCTCAATTGCTTACCCCTACACCCAAAACTGACGAAGACGAAGGCGACCCCAAAAAAAGCTTCAGTTTTAGCGGCATCCAGAATACAACTCGAGCCGGTGTGCCGGTGCCCGTGGTTTTTGGGGAAATGCTGGTCGGCGGCATTGTCGTTAGCGCTGGCGCTGACATTGTGCAGGTGTCAGGCGTATGAGCATCTACGGTGCTGGTGGTGGTGGTAAGGGTAAAGGCGGCGGCGCCTTTCGTAAATCCACAGAAGCCAAGGACAACCTTGATTCAACGGCTTACGCGAAAATCGTTGAAATCCTTAGCGAAGGTGAAATCGAAGGATTTGCCACGCCATCACGCTTGGGGCTAACGCAAGGCACGACGCAATACATGAATGCGTCGATGAAGGATATTTACTTCAACAAGACGCGGCTGCTTAATGCCACTGCCGACAACACACTGCCGCAGGAATCTGACTTTAACTTTCAAAACGTCACCGTCGTGACCAAGTTTGGCACGCAAAGCCAAGCCTATGTGCCAGGGTTTGATGCCATCGAGGAAGAGATTTCAGTTGGTCAAGACGTGGTGCTCGCAACGCCAGTTGTCAAGACGATCATTGACACCAACGTCAACGCCGTCCGTTTGACATTAAGTGTGCCGTTGCTGCAAAAGGTACTCGACAACGGCGACATCGTTGGCACGTCATTGTCGCTAGCGATTGCAGTTCGTTATTTCGGCGGCAGTTACACCACCGTGATCACTGACACAATTTCAGGCCGCACGTCTGACTTGTACCAGCGGGACTATATTGTTGACCTTGCTGGTGCGTTCCCTGTTGACATCCGCGTTAGCCGCACATCAGCGGAACCGGTCAGCATCAAGGAAACCAATGCTTTCTCGTGGTCTAGTTACACCGAGCTGATTTACAAGAAGCTCAAGTACCCGAACACTGCCTACGTCGCCACACGGATTGATGCTGAGCAGTTCAGCAACATCCCGCAACGCGCCTACAAAATTCGCGGCATCAAAGTCGCCATCCCAAGTAATGCAACCGTTGACCTAGAAACTGGCAGGCTTACCTATGCCGGCATCTGGAATGGCACCTTCGGCGCTGCTGCATGGACCAGCGACCCCGCTTGGATTCTGTGGGATTTGCTCACCAGCAAGCGCTATGGATTGGGTGATCACATCCAAGCCAACACACTGGACAAGTGGGCATTTTTTCAAGCTAGTAAGTATTGCGGCGAACTGGTATCAACAGGCCTCAATGACCCAATCAGCGAGCCACGGTTTAGCTGCAACGTCAACATCCAAACGCAAGAAGAGGCCTACAAGCTCATCAACGATATGTGTTCAGTGTTCCGCGCCATGCCGTACTGGGCGGCTGGATCACTGAGCATGATGCAAGACCGGGCAGCAGATCCGGTTGCATTATTTACCCTTGCCAATGTCAGTGAAGATGGCTTCACCTACGAATCCAGCAGCCTGAAGACCCGCTCAACTGTTGTTGTTGTTGGCTGGCTCAACCTAGAACTGGGCGACATTGATCGGGAAGTAGTCGAAGATCCTGAAGGCATCGCCCGTTATGGCGTAGTGACTAAAGAGGTCACGGCATTTGCCACCACCAGCCGGTCACAAGCCCATCGCGTGGGCGAGTGGATTCTTTACTCCGAACGCTATGAGACAGAAGTATGCAGCTTCACCACCAGTTTGGAGAACGGCATCATCGTTCGCCCTGGTGCTGTCATCAACATTGCCGACCCAGTTAAAGCTGGCGCTCGTCGTGCTGGACGCATCAGTAGCGGAACCGCATCCACCGTTACGGTTGACAATGCAACTGACCTGCCAAGCACCGGCACCTTGAGCGTGGTGCTGGACGACGGCATCGTTGAATCGCGCACCATCACAGATCTGACTGCTGGCGTGTACACAGTCACGCCGCCGTTCAGCATGGCGCCACAAAATGGTGGCGTGTGGATGGTTGAAACCAGCGACATCCAGCCAACGCAATGGAAGGTGCTTGGTATCCAAGAAGAAGAGGGCATCAATTATTCGATCACAGCCGTCAGCTACAACAGCAGCAAATACGACTATGTGGAGCGCGGCGCACCACTTGAAGCCCGCGACATCACCAACCTGAACGTGCCACCTGCAACACCGCAGGACTTGACCGGCACCGAGATTCTGTATCCGCTCAATGGTCGGGTTACCACCAAGCTGGCACTCACATGGAAGGGTGTCCGTGGCGTCAATGAATACAAAATTCGGTGGCGGGCAGAGTTTGGCAACTGGACAGAGGTGCGCCAATACGGCCCGCTGTACGAAATCGAGGACGTCACTACCGGCAACTACCAAGTGGAGGTCTATGCCATCAGCTCCACGCAGGTGATCAGCAGCGCACCGGCTGAGATGATGTTCTCGGTGACGGGCGTTGGCGCACCACCTGCCAACCCGACCGGCGTCAGCTTGGTGCCCATCAACGAAAGCACCGCCATCATCCAGTGGGATCTAGCAACAGACCTCGATGTGCTGATCGGCGGTGAGGTCTTGATTCGCCATGACCCGCGTGACATGCCAGCAGCGGAGTGGTCAACCAGTAACGCCATCGTGCAGGCAGCGGCTGGCAACCAAACCCAAAAGCAGGTGCCGTTGCTGGCCGGCACTTATTTCGTCGCCTTCCGTGATCAGTCCGGCGTGCGGTCGCTGGTGCCGGTCGGCATCCACGCAGCATTGCCCACGCCGCAGCCACGCCTGAGCGTAAAGGTCTGGGAAGAGCAAAACCTGGTGCCCAAGTTTGATGGCACCAAAACCAACTTCATCTACGACGCTGGCAAGGTTGCGCTGTACCTAGATCCAGCGACTGCGCTGACTGGTACCTACGTCTACAAGGACACGCTGGACTTGACGCAGGTTTATGACATCAACCTCCGCCGCCGGATCATTAGCTATCCGGTCAGCACATCAATCAATTTCGATAGCGTCACGGGGCTGTTTGACGACCAGCCCGGCAACTTCGATGGCAGCGACCTTGATCAGGTCAACTGCGTCACCTACGTTCGCACAACAAACGACAACCCAGCCGGCACGCCAACGTGGGGACCATGGAACGAGTTTGTCAATGCAGTGGTCCGGGCACGCGCCATCCAGGTGCGGGTGATTGGTGCCACTGAAAGCAACCTGGTCGGCTTGGCAATTTCAGACCTTGGCGCAACGGCTGAACTGCAGCAGCGGGTTGAGTCGGGCAACCGGACCGGCGCCAACACCTACACCGTCACGTTTGCCCAGGCGTTTTACCAGACGCCAAATATTGTGATCAGCCCGTCGAACATGGCAACCGGCGACTACTACACCGTCACCTCTACCAGCCGCACCGGCTTCACCGTAAACTTCTACAACAGTGCCAATGCAGGCGTGACTCGCAGTTGCGATTACACTGCTACTGGCTACGGCAGAGAGATCGTCTAATGGCGCAAGCTGATCAGACCGTTCAGAACGATACATTCCCAACGGTTCGCGCTGACATCAACAACAACCTCGCCGCACTGTTTTCGGCTAACAGCGGCGGCACCGCGCCATCCACCACGGTGGCGTTCATGGACTGGATTGATACCAGCGGCGCTAACCCGATCTGGAAAAAGCGCAACGCTGCCAATAATGCGTGGATCACGCTTGGCACCATTGTCGGCAATACCGTCGCCTTTGAGGGCACGCTGCCATCACAGACCAGCCAAAGCGGTAAGTACCTCACCACCAACGGCACTGTCGCAAGCTGGAATGCCATCCCGCCCGGCTCTAGTAAGGAAGTTTTTACCGCCAACGGCACATGGGTCAAGCCCACCGCTGGCACCATTGCACTGATCACGCTATGGGGCGGCGGCGGAAGTGGTGCGCGATACGGAGCAACAGCCGGCGGTGGCGGTGGTGGCGGTGCCTGCGTGCAGCGGTTATTTCAGTTGTCTGATTTGCCCGGTTCTGCTGCGGTCACAATCGGCGCAGGTGGTGCAGCCATTGCATCCGGCACTGATGCCAATGGCAACGTTGGCGGCACCAGTAGCTTCGGCAGCTTGATGACTGCTTACGGTGGCGCTGGCGGCAGCCGCACCAATGTGGGAGGCACACTTATTGCTACTGGTGGCGGCGGCGGCGGCAGCCTGGCTGCTGGATCTAGCAGTACAGGCGGCGCCGGCCACGGCTCTATATTGACCGGCGGCAATGCAGGGGATACAGGTGACTACGGCGGTGCGGGTGGCGCTAGCGGCACAAGCAATGGCCCGGCTGCTTTCTGGGGTGGCGGCGGCGGTGGCGCTGCTTCTGTTGGTGGTTCTGCCACTCAACGTGCAGGTGGCGATAGCCTCAACGGTGGTGATGGCTCTACATCCAACACCGGCACGGCTGCATCAGTGCCCGGCGGCGGTGGCGGCGGTTCTAATCAAACAGCAGTCGCCAGTGGTGCTGGCGGTGCTGGCCTCTGCATCGTCTACATCTGGTGATGACTATGAATTACGCAATCGTCGAAAACGGCATCGTCATCAATGTCACCGTCTGGGATGGTGAGGCATCATGGCAACCACCTGAAGGTTGCGATCTGGTGCCATTGCAGGATGGCGCAGGTATTGGCTGGGGATATGTAGACGGCAGCTTTGTGGCGCCTGAAATCCCAGAAGCAGTAGAGTAGGCCATAAAGCACTGCTCCAGCAATGGCTGACCGTAAGATTTCGGACTTGACAGCACTGACTGCACCAGCGGCTGGTGACTACCTGCCCATCGTTGACATCAGCGAGGTTGCTGCTGCCAGTAAGAACAAGCGGATCACCATCGAGGAGTTGTTCCGTGGCGTGCCGCTTGGCACCGCTGCTGCACCAAGCATTGCCATCGAAGGCGACGAAAACACCGGCATCTACAGCCCCGGCGCTGACCAACTAGCCATCTCAACTAATGGCACGGGGCGATTGTTTGTTGCTGCCAATGGGACAGTTACAACGTCACAGTCATTCGCACCAACGGGTGGCCTTGCCGCTTGGAACGCCGGCTTAAACCTTTTCAGCCCAGGTGGTGGTGTCGGCCAGATTGCAGCTTCTACTGATACTTCAGGAACCGCAGGAACCCTTGTGTTCCAGACAGGCACAGAGCGAATGCGCCTAACCTCCGCTGGCCTTTTAGGTCTGGGGACTAGCAGTCCCGGCGAACTGTTAGATGTAGCCGGAAATATTAGGCAGACTGGCAACACCGCCGGCACTGCAAACACAGTCGGCTTGATTGACTTTTACAACGCAAATAATACAACAACGATTGCAAGAATCAACGTTAGAACCGACGGCGCTGCGAATAGTGGAAGCTATCGCATATCCACGGCAAGCGCTGGGACGCTAAACGAAGTTGTCAGAATTGACTCCTCAGGCCGTGTAGGGATTGGCACTACTAGCCCTGCGACTCCTTTGCAAATCAGTTCCGCTTCCTCGGGGTCACTTGGGCGCTTTAGCACTTCTGCAGGGAGTGGCGAAATAGCTCTAGACGTAGGCTTTGGTAATTCTTACTTCCATTCGCTTGGTTATGAAGTAGCAACAGGCAATGGATTCCTGTCAACAAACCTTGCAGGCACCAGTATTGCATTTAGGCCAAGTGGAACTGAACGCGCCCGCATCGACTCCAGCGGCAGGCTTTTAGTTGGCACGTCTACTGCGCGTACCAATTTATTCAAT